ATTACCTGGTTGTACATCATAATGTGTACCATCGTCTTGTTCCCATCCTTGCATCTTTTTGTTACTGAAAGGATTGGTGCTTATTCTGTGAGCTTTACTACTTACTGGTACTATTGACTTATAGACTTCTAATGCAATGGGAGTAGCTGAATCAATCACTCTACTTCTTTCAGTTAATGTACATTGTTCCATTAAATCTGCAAATTCAATAACAGCATCTGCCAAGCCTATAACTCGAAGACTCATGCCTTGAAAACTTCGCCTACCTCTATAATTATCCTTTTGAAGGTCTTTAAGGTGATTTATTTGCTTTGCCGAAAGATAGCCCATTGTAATGTTTTAAACTCCTGCCTATATTTCAAGGCAGGAATGTTTTTTAAGCCACAGTTAAAGTCAATGCGCTTGCATTAAATTTGACCTCATCGCCAACTGCAATAGTTTTATTAGTTGACAATGCACCATAAAATAATTTATCACCACCAGTAGATGATGTAAATACAGCAAAGTGCGTTGCAGATGCGGTAGCCGTTGCAGATGCAGTAATGGTAATAGCTGAAGCATTGGTAATTGTACCAGCTCCACCTGTTCCCCTTGTCCATGAACCTGCGCCACTTGCTACACTTACTCTTGAATAAATTGCAGTACCACCTGTTGAACCATCAGTAGGATCGCCATTAAATAACTGTACAAATGTTGCAGAAGGAGCACCAGCAAATGTTGTTCCTGCTATCCATCCAGTTATTTGGTCTTCTAAATAATCACTAAAAGCACTCATTGTTTATCAGTTTAAATTGTTTAAAATTTGTTGCCTTAATTGGTTTACCTTGTCAATGCGCAAAACATCGTTAAGATATTGCCTTCCCTCTCTGACAATGTTTTCTCTGTCAAATGTCTTATCTTTCATGATGCGTAACACATCAGAAAATTTATCGTATTTCAATACACCAGGTATATTGTACTCTGGTATGCCAATAGGAGCTAACACTACTCCTCCTGCGGCTAACATCTCAATCGCAAATATATTGCTTTTAGCTAAGTTAAAATCATTCTTAAGTAACGGAAACACACCATAATGGCATTGACTGTTATTTAATAATTCAAAGTAGCTAAATAAATTGTTTGTCCATTCCTTCACATGAACCTTTGGGAATAAATGTCCCATTAAAAAGTCCTGTATTCCTAACATTGCCACCTCAAAGTTATCTGAAGCTGCCATTGTATTTATCTCATCCTTTATCGTTGCAATGTCATCCAAATGGTGCATACTTCCCCTCCACAGCACTCTGACCTTGTCCTCTATCTTTGGCACTGCCATAAATGGCTGGAGCATTGGATTCCAAGCGTTAGGAATAACAAGGCTGGGGCATTCATGAAATTCTTTGTAATACTCCTGTAAGGCAGGAGTAGAATAGCTAACAAAGTTAGCAAGTGACAAACACTCTTCTACTGTCTTCTTAGATGCCTCGCTTGACAATGCCTTGTGGGATGGATTAACTCGCTCTGTTCTGTGCAAATTGTCATCATGGTCAATGATAATCTTCTTGCCCATGCGTTTACAGTCACGGAGGATGTCAAGGTACAACTGCCCGTTAGGTGATTTAGCTATGATAACATCACAACTAAATATATCATACCATTTTGTATTCTGTATATCAAGATACTTTATCTCGTGTTGAAGGTAGGAGTATGTGCCAACTGTCCGATAAAAGTCGGTAGCAGGAGCCTCAATGTTTGTAAAAATTCCAAGTTTCATTGTGTTAGGTTTATTGGTCTGGAAATTGTGCGGTAGGAACTGTCAATGTTGCGCCCGTATATCTTGCAACGCCTTTTGTAATTCTAAATTCATCAATAAATCCATTTAAATAACCACCATAAGAATTAATATTTCTTCCTCCTATTCTTACAACATTAGTATTTGTAAAATTAGTTGAATTTGTAACCGTTGTTCCTATTTGATTTCCATTTAAATACATTCTTAAATTACTGCCACTTCTTGATATTGCAAAGTGATAAAATGTATTTATACTTATAGATACATTTGTAGTCATAATGTTCGTTGCATTACTTCTTATGACAATAGAAGTACCTGGGTCAAGAATTTGAATTGTAAAATTATTTGCTAATTCAGTATCTCCTTTAACAATAAAAGTTTGATGCTCGCTATTATTTGTCAAAGAATTTAATCTAAAAAATAATTCAATAGTAAAATCACCTGATAAATCTAAAACATTATTATCTGCTATTTCTAAATAATCACCATTTCCATCAAACTGAATACTACCTGTTCCAAATTGTTTAACCGCTGTATCTATTTGAGCGTTACCAACCCCTGTAACACTTAAAACATTTGAGGAACTATCGGTAAATGTAGTACTTCCATCCGTTCCATTGCCATGAAGCAATAATGATACATTTGCAAAATCAGGGTCAACAGCCGCCACATTTAAAGTCGCAATTGTCACCGTTGCCGCTGCGCTTACACTTGTTGCTATGGTTGCCGTTCTTAAAACATTTGCAGATGTAACAGAGGCACTTGCCACCGCAGCCGCAACAAAGGTCACACCGATGCCAGCCTCCGCACTACTATTAGCCGTTGCCGTTGCACTGGCACTTATAATCCTTGTGATAAAGGCATCTGCACTTGTTTGTGCCGTTGCATCAGCCGCAGCGTTAACTGTGTAGCTTAGTTGTGCATCAGCCGATGTAACTGCCGTAGTTGTAGCCGCTGCATTTACTGCCAATGTTAATTGAGCATTGGAAGATGTTTGAGCTGTTGCTGTTGCACTTGCATCAAGCACTTTAGTCAAGGAAGCAATGGCAGATGTGTCGGCAGTTGTAGAAGCACTACTTTGTAAAGTAGCTATTCTTAATATATTAGCCGTAGCTGTGCCCGTTGCTGTAACACTTGCCTCAAATGTTACAAGACCTTGTTGTATAACATCAATAGCACTTGTAGCCGTAGCATTAGCAGTTACACTTGATGCTATGACTTTAATAAGTTGTACATTTGCTGTACTTGTAGCCGCAGCTTGTACGCTTGATGTTATATTTTGTACAATAGTAGCTGCTCCGCTAACATTAGCACTTGCTGCTACACTACTATTTATAGGAATAACCTTTGTAACATTTGCAGTAGATGTGCCATTAGCTACAACAGAGGAAGCCACTTCGACAAGTCCTTGCTGTGCTGTGGTAATTTGACCGATGGCAGAAGCAATGGCATTTGCCTGACCAATGACAGACATTATTAGTTTAAGGTTAGCAGATGTCGTAGCAATGCCCGTAACAGAGGCAGCGACATTTACACCGGTAAGGATGTAAGAATCATAGAAGATGCCCTGGAAGGAGATAAACCTTCTATCGTGACTAACCTTTAAATTCTTAATTTGATATAACTTATCTCCCCAAACTACACGAGATTCCTCGGTGATTGTGGATATATAACGAATGGTAAAATCACAAACATTCTTTGCCGTGTTTTTACCATCTATAATAGTCTCGTTTGATCCTGGTAACTTGCTTTCTGCAAATGCCCAGATAGTAGCCGTATCTGCCCAACTCTCGGAAGCAAAACCAGTTAAACTCCGTGACCGGTTAACATTTTGAAGGATAATCCTATCCCTCATCTTTCCAGTAACTTCGTTTTTGTTGTACTTCATTATAATACTTGAACGCGATATTGGTCTAATAAATACTCTGATGCTGTTGGTAATCTTTTGACATAATCCTGTCTGTTGTCATAAGCATCTGTTACCATTAGTAAAATGGCTTGTCTTATTTGTGCAGGTACTCCGCTTGGCTCTGTACCATATCCTGCTGTATATGTAATAGTAATATCATTTATATTACCGTAAAGTGTAGGCCATGTTTTGCCATAACCAAGAGATAATCTCGCTGGTTTTAAAAATGTGTCTACAACATAATTAGAAGCTGCAAATGTTTGAGTCGTATTATTGCCATCTGCATATTGAAGGCTACTAACTGCAATAACTGGAGATACAGATAAGTAAATAGTTCCATTTTTAAACCTATCTAATTTCTCTGTAATTGTTTGTGTAATCAATGCTTGGTTAAGATAACTTTCCGCTGCTTGCCTTGCACTTTGCAACAAAGTAGAAATTAGAGTATCCTCTGTTGAATCATCAACTTTAAGATAATTTTTTACTTCTTGTAGTGTGAAGATTTCTGTTGCAGGCTGCGTAGTTACTTTCCATCCCATGTTTATAATTTTAATAAGGGATGGCTATTGCTAACCATCCCTTCACTATCCCCTATTATGCTTTGTTTGCTAAATGCTTTATTGCAGCAGTCTGAATTAACTTGCCATCAAATCTTGCATACATTAAGAAGCCAAGCTCCATTTCATCCATAAATCTCTCACGCAATGGCACAAGCACATTGTTTGCCACTTGGCGTATAATATACTTAGACCAATCTCCAAAGTAAATAATCTTTGCAGATGCAGCTTGTGCAGATGCAAGATCATTGTTTATAAAGAAATTGTAACCTAACAATCTGTCCGGTGTTCCTTCACGAAGTGATGGCTGGAACAAAGTAGTATTATTAGTGTCTAAAGTCAACTTTCTAACTGCGCTCAAAATCTGATCGTGCATCATAAATGCAGCAGATGGTGAGTTTCTGTAAGCAATGTCAACAGAGTGAACAAGTTCAACTAAATTACCAGCTGTAAATGAGCCGCTTGAAGCAGATATAACACCAGAAGGAGCAACATCTTTAAATCCTGTTGGCTTTCCAGAACCATCACCAGTTGTAAAAGCAGTGTTTAAGCCACGACCTAAACGCTCACCTAACATAATAGGTAACTCTGTGTTTAATAGACCAAACTCGTCATTTGCCCATTCAACAGATACTTTTACAAGTGTGTTTAAAACGTGAGCTCCAAAAGTCTCCCTTGTGAATGTCATATCCTGTACAGTAACCGCAACTCCTTCAGTATGCCATGAGCCAGCAGTAGCTGTATCATTTACCTTTGGCCAGTACAAAGTACCTGCCTGTGGAGTAGTTATAATACGGCTAACATTAAGCATTGGGCCATAATATGCCATAGTCTTCTCCAACTCATAAGAGAATTGGTAAGGAATAACATAACCACCGGCTAAACCACTTTCCGCAGTCGTAATCGTAGCAGTTCCACGCATCTCTCTAAGCATTGATTGCTCGTTGCTTGTTAAGTCACGCTTTGCAAGAGCTTTCATGAATGCTGTGTGATACTCTGGTGATTTTACAATCTCCCTTGCATCTCTTGGCATTGCATTAATACTTTGCTCAATAGGATTTACTCCTCTTTCTTCTGCATTAATTTCAGACCATCTCTCAACGCGTGAAATCTGATCTGTATAATTTTTAAAGTTAGCATCGGCTGCATCCCATTGTGCCAATTCATCGGCATTCATTAGACGTCCTTCGCCAGCTGCTCTCTTCTGCAAGTCCTCCATTATCGCGTAATCGGAAGCCCGCTTTTCTCTCAATAATTTCGAGTTCATTATTTTTGTTTTAAATTTAATAAGTGCAGGGCATTCCTGCGTGTTTCATTCTGTATATTAATCTCTGATTTAACAGATATATCAATCACTTTTTGCAAATCTTCATCTATTTGCTTTGTAGCATCGTAAGATCTCTTTGCTACCATTGTGTCAGGATTAGCAGGATAAGTAACAGGAGAAACATCATACACTTTTTTAATTGAGCGGATAACTCTTTTAGGTTTCATTCCTGATCTTTCTTGCCAGTCCTCTGCCTCTACGGTAAAAGCAAAGCTGCTCTGGTATACATCACCACGCTTTACCATCTCCAAGAGATCATTGCCTAATGTAGTATTAGGTGCCTCAAATTCGTACTCCATCGCATTGCCAGTGACATTTAGCTTTAATGTGCCGCTGCTTGTCCTTGCCAGTACCATGTTCATGTCATGGTTGAACAATGCTACAACATCTTTCATGTCTGCCTCATTTAATGACTCTGGAGACATCTCTTCATCGTACCAACCCATGTCATAGGATGAGTTAAACACTGTCGCAGTGCCAAAGATGGTGCGGCTTTCCGGTTTAGCTCTTAGTTCAAAATTTATACTTCTCTTTTCCATGTTATTTTCTTTAGACCTTTCATCCATTATTTTCTTTGCTCTACTTTCTGCCCAGGGCAACATACTACTTCCTCCCCACGCATCATACATTATTGAGCCACATATCTCATTCTCGTTTTCGTCAAAATATTTGCCTTGGTCGTATACCTTGGCTCTGCTTAAAAAACTATATGTTCTAATAACTTCATCGTCACTCAATGCCTCCCTATTAGCTAATTGCCTTGCTCTTGTCCATCCTACGCTTGTACCACAATCAGATCCTTTTTCCTCTTTGTGTTTCCTTGCTTTCTTTGCTGCGTTAGTCGCTGCCTCTGGATAATCACTGTGCGCCATTGCTATCGTCGTTTATGTCAATAACATCTTCACCTTGCTCATGTGCAATGCCTTCGGAGGATGGCTCTGTCTTTATATTTGATGCTAAAGGCAATTCATAAGAATCTCCACCTTCGTAGGGATTCATATTTTCTTTAATCCTAATCTCGTTTGGTGACATCGCCAATACATTACGCATCGTAGTATAATAAGATGATCTTGCAGCTATATCACCACGCAATAATCCATCAAGATTAAATCGTGTGCAATACTGGTATTTCTCTGCCTCAAAAAATAACTTTCTATTAAATTCTGCCTCTATCGTTTCACACAAAGGCATGATCGTATAATTTACAAACATCTGGCTTAACTGTTCCATGTTGCCAAATGTAGCTTTATCCATATCTTCTAATAATATACCAGGAACACCGGTAATCCTTGCTATGTCGGAAATGGTAGCTTTCTTAGTTTCATTAAATGCTGCATCGGAAGGATTAAGTCCTACTTTCTGAAAGTCCATTCCCTCTTCTAAAATAGCAGTACCTCCAGCGTTTTGACTTCCACCAAAAGCACGGTTAAAACTACCTTTCAATCTATCGTATGCCTCATTAGTTAATCTTCCAGGATGCTTTAGCACACCGTTAAGATGCGCACCATTTTTATAAAAGTTAGCACCGTAGTTTCTATTCGCTAAAGCTAACCCAAAATTGTCACGGTGAACGTCTGGCACTAACAAAGCTTTAACGCCATCCCATGCAAGATTAGGTATATAGATGATATTATCACCTCTATATGTCTTGTTGTTTTCTTTATTTTTAAATACAAGTTCATTCCTACTGTTATATCCTATCTCCATTTTAGTTGGATTAAGAATAGTAAGGCTGTTTATTCTTGTAGTTATGCTGTTCCTATTGATCGCTGCGTAAAATGCACCATGTGCCAGGTAGTGCAGTACCATAGTTTTATAAAAAGTGTGGGAGGTATATAATTCAGATGGCTCTCTTGAAATTACTTT